ACTATAACATCAAGTGGTGATTTTGAAGTTTGGCTCGGACAAGGTGCTGCTGGTATAACTGGAGTTACTTTTTTTGAAATTAGAAAAAACCAAGCAACTTGGGGGTATGTTGGAGCAACAAGCGGTTCCATAGGCCAAGCAATCCAATTTTATGCAGATAATAGCACAAGTTATGTTAAGATAGATGCGGAGTTATAAAAATGAATGAAATGAATATTACATCAGCACAATATGTGTTAAACCGATTTAACGAAAATTCTTCTATTCGTGCTATTATTAATGGTGTTGAACTGTATATTCCTTTATCAGAAGGCAACAGACACTACGCAGAAATCATGCGCCAAGTAGAAGCAGGCGAACTAACCATTGCAGATGCCGAGTAAAACTATGTTATGCAAAATTATGATCACTATCTTGGAAACCCTCTACTAAAAAAATCTAATGTTCCTGTAGAGTGGACAAAGGAACAAATTCTTGAATATCAGAAGTGTATGGAAGATCCCCTACACTTTATTCAAAATTATATTCGTATTGTATCCTTGGATGAAGGACTTGTACCATTTACAATGTTCCCATTCCAAAAGGATATGGTAGGAACTATTCATTCTAATCGTTTCACTATTTGTAGAATGCCGAGACAGTCTGGTAAATCCACGACTATGGTTTCGTATATCCTACATTATGTTTTATTCAATCCAAACATGAATGTTGCAATCCTTGCCAACAAGGCATCGACTGCACGAGACATTCTTGGTAGACTACAACTCGCATACGAGAATCTTCCTAAGTGGTTACAACAGGGAGTTATGTCTTGGAACAAGGGTTCATTGGAACTAGAGAACGGTTCTAAGATTGTTGCATCTTCTACATCTTCTAGTGCAGTTCGTGGTGGTTCATTCAACATGATATTCCTAGACGAATTTGCATTCGTTCCAACAAACGTAGCATCAGACTTCTTCAGTTCTGTATATCCTACAATTTCATCTGGTAAGTCTACTAAGGTGATTATTGTTTCTACCCCTAATGGTATGAATTTATTTTACAAGCTATGGACAGATGCAGAGAACAAAAGAAATTCTTATAATATTATTGATGTGCATTGGAGTGAGGTGCCTGGGCGTGATGAAAAATGGCGTAAAGAAACTATTGCAAATACCTCAGAAGAACAGTTTCAAAGAGAGTTTGAGTGTGAATTCTTAGGTTCTTCTAATACACTTATTCACCCATCAAAAATTAAAACAATGGCTTTTCAAAACCCAATTCAGTCAAACGCTGGATTGGATATGTATGAAAAACCAAAAGAACATAATACATATGTTATTGTTGCAGACGTATCAAGAGGTACAAGCAATGATTATTCGGCGTTTATTGTGTTTGATGTGTCTACAGTTCCTTACAGAATAGTTGCAAAATATCGTAATAATGAAATTAAACCTCTCTTATTTCCTAACATTATTCACGATGTTGCAAAAGCATATAATCAAGCATATGTTATGATTGAGGTAAATGATATTGGCGAACAAGTTGCCACTTCACTACAGTTTGACTTGGAGTACGAGAACCTAATTATGGCAAGTATGCGTGGTCGTGCGGGTCAGATTGTTGGTGGTGGCTTTAGTGGTGGAAAAGCACAACTTGGGGTAAGAACGACAAAGGCCGTTAAAAAAATGGGTTGTTCTAATATCAAACAGATTATTGAAACAGATAAGTTGATTATCAATGACTATGATTTAATTAATGAGTGGAGCACCTTTATTCTAAAGGGACAATCCTATGAAGCAGAGGAAGGACATACAGATGACCTTGCAATGTGTTGTGTATTATTCGGATGGTTAGTTCAACAAACTTATTTTAAAGAGTTGACAGATGATGATATTCGTGCTAGAATGTATGCAGAACAACAGGGACAATTAGAACAAGATATGGCGCCGTTCGGATTTATGGACAATGGTGTTGATGATCCTATGGGAGAAACCATCATTGATGAGTATGGACAGAGATGGAGTCCAGTAGTTCGTTCCTATGATTCTAACTGGTAAAGAATCTAAAATTACTACATAATATCAGTAATATCGTTTTCCAACTTTAGATAACAGTTTGCACAAACTATCTTGGAATTGTTGATTAAATCTAAGACTTCTTTCCTAGATTCTTCATTCAATCCTTTTCTTTTAGTTAGATTACGAATTTTTCCCTCATGGGGATAAAATTGGAGGCAAGCAGTTTCAGATTCATTACAGTATTCACAAGATTTGGGCCCAAGATATTCATTAACCCATATTTTTCTTGCTCTGTAATTTCGTTTAGATACCTTTTTTATGGTATCTTTATATTTTTGATAGAACTCTGACATATGTTTATTTATATGTTACTAAACCTATAAAAATCATTCTAAAGAAAACGGTTTTTATAAATATATTTGTAAGTTTGAGGAAACACAAACCTATTATTATAATGTATCCAAAAAGGAGAAAAAGAGATGGCATTTCAAGTAAGCCCTGGCGTTCTCGTAAAAGAGATTGACTTGACAAATGTTGTTCCTGCTGTTGCAACATCAATTGGTGCGATTGCTGCTGGATTTTCAAAAGGCCCAGTAGAAGAAATCATTCCAATTAGTTCTGAGCAAGAACTCGTTCAAGTCTTTGGTAAACCCGACTCAAATAACTTTGAGACATGGTTCACTGCCGCAAACTTTCTTCAATACGGAAACGCTCTTCGTGTAGTTCGTGCAGATACTTCTGCATCTAAAAACGCTACCGCAGACGGTACTGGATTGAAGATTAAAAACGATTTTGACTATGACACAAACTATGCCGCTGGACAAGGTTCAGTTGGTAACTGGGCTGCAAAATTCCCAGGCACATATGCAAACGGTGTTGCCGTTTCTGTCTGTTCTAATGCAACTGCATATGAGCAAACATTTACTGGTGCTGCTGGTACACTTGGTGTAACAACTGGAACTCCGGCTGCTGGTGCAACTACTGTTGGTATCGACAATGGTGGCGGTTCTGCCGGTGACGGTGGCGCACTGTTCTCAGTTGGAGATATCGTAAACTTTGCAGAAGCAGATGGATCTCAGTATGAGGTTACAGCTGTTGCAGTTGATGATTTAACAATTAGACAACTAGATAATCCAAATGGTGGCGGACTAAAATCTGCACTAACTGCTGCGACTACTGTTCGTAGACGTTGGAAGTACTATGATTTGTTTGATGCTGCCCCAGGCACATCAACATGGGCTTCAAACAAAAATCTTGCTGGTGACGAAATGCACGTTGTAGTGTATGACACAACTGGTGCGATTACTGGTTTTGATGCTGATATTGCTGGACAAAGAGGCAATGCTGTTATTGAAACATATCCGTTTGTTTCTCAGGCGGGTGAAGCGAAAACAGCACAAGGTGGAACTAATTTCTATGCAAACGTAGTAAATAGAGGTTCTTCGTATGTTCGTTGGATGGATCACGATTCATCTTTGACAAACGCTGGTACAACTGTTGCTTCTGGTGCTACATATGCTTCTACCGCTGGTGACGCTGGTGTTCTTACAGCAACACTTACTGGTGGTGTGGACGCAAACCCAACAGTTGGTGAACTGGACACTGCATATCAGTTGTTCATTGATCCAGATACAATTGACATCAACCTAGTTATGGCTGGAACTGCTCCTGCTGGAACAGATGGTGTTACACACGCAATCATGATTATCGACCTTTGTGAGGCTCGTAAAGATTGTGTTGGTTTCATCTCTCCTCGTAGAGCAGATGTTGTTGGTATCACAAGTTCAATTACACAGACAAACAATGTAGTTGGTTTCTTCAATCAACTTGCAAGTTCTTCATATGCAGTATTCGATAGTGGATACAAGTATATGTACGACAGATATTCAGATGTATATCGTTACGTTCCATTGAACGGTGATATTGCTGGACTTGCTGCGAACACAGACAATGTTGCTGATCCTTGGTTCTCACCAGCGGGTTACAACAGAGGACAAATTCGTGGTTCTGTTAAACTTGCATATAACCCCAACAAAGCACAAAGGGATATTATCTATCCTGCTCGTATTAATCCTGTTATCTCACAGCCGGGCCAAGGAACAGTATTGTTTGGTGACAAAACTGCTCTTTCAAGACCTTCTGCTTTTGATAGAATTAACGTGCGTAGATTGTTCCTCGTTCTTGAGAAGGCAATTGCTATTGCTTCTAAATACCAGTTGTTTGAGTTTAACGACACATTCACACAGGCACAGTTTAGAAACATGGTAGAACCTTTCCTTCGTGACGTACAAGGACGTAGAGGTATTACTGACTTCTCTGTTGTTTGTGATGAAACAAATAACACAGGTGAGGTAATTGATAGAAATGAATTCATTGGAGACATTTATATCAAACCTGCTCGTTCAATCAACTTTATTACACTAAACTTTATCGCAGTAAGAACTGGTGTATCGTTTAGCGAGATTGGAGGTTAATCATGGCTAGTTTAGATGAATTCAAAGCAAACATTCAAGGCGGTGGTGCAAGAGCAAACCAATTTAGGATTACTCTTGGAAACCCACCAACTATTACTGGAGTAAACTTAACAACTGAGGCTACATCATTTATGATTAAGGCAGCATCGTTGCCTGGCCAAACCATTACTGAAATTCCTGTGAACTTTAGAGGACGCCAATTGTTCCTCGCTGGTGACAGGGTATTTGAGACATGGACTACTACTGTTATTAATGACACTAACTTCGCTGTTCGCCGTTCAATGGAGAACTGGATGAATGGAATTAATAACTTGGTACAAAATACAGGTGAAGATAACGTATCAAACTATACTTCTGACATGAGAATTGAGCAGTTGGATAGAAACAATCAAATCCTGTATACATACAGACTGAAAACTTGTTGGCCTACTGTCATAGCTCCAATTGACTTGAACTATGATACAGTAAGTGAAATTGAAACCTTTGATGTAACTTGGAGATACACTGAGTTCTCTGTTGATGGTATTAATTAAAATCCTACTTTAAAAACTTACTAAATAGTAAGGTAAAATTAGGAGACTTATAGTATGGCTGAACTTTTTGGTTTCAGAATCACGAAAGCAAATCAGGGCGGGAGCAGTGACGGTTTCACTGCTCCCTCTACTGACGATGGCACCCTTGATGTAGTATCGGGCGGTGGCCATTATGCTTCTGTCCTTGATATGGATGGTCGTGATAGAAATGAAATAGATTTAATTAGAAGATATCGTGATATTGCACAACAACCAGAGTGTGATAGTGCTATTGAAGATATTGCAAATGAGTCGATTGTATCTGATGAAAGAGGACAATCGGTATCAATTAGTCTTGATAGACTAGATCTTTCCCCAAAAATCAAATCTAAAATTCGTGAAGAGTTTGATGAAGTCTTGCGTTTGCTTGACTTTAATGCAAAAGGACACGATATCTTTAGGCGTTGGTATGTTGATGGACGCATCTATTATCACAAAATTATTGAAAAGAATGCTCCTCGTAAGGGAATTAAAGAGGTTCGTTATATTGATCCTCGCAAAATTAAGAAAGTCAGAGAAACAAGAAAAGAAACTGACCCTAAACTTGGTATGGATATGGTTAAGGGTATTGAGGATTTCTACTTGTACAACGACAAAGGTTGGGAACAGAATACTGGAACATCTTCTGGTATTCGTATTACTGCCGATTCAATTACATATTGTCCATCTGGACTAGTAGATATGGGTAGAGGAACAGTTCTCTCTTATCTACATAAAGCAATCAAACCTGTCAATCAGTTGCGTATGATTGAGGATGCGTTGGTTATCTATCGTATCTCTCGTGCGCCCGAAAGACGTATCTTCTATATTGATGTTGGTAACTTACCTAAAGTAAAGGCAGAAGCTTATCTGAAGGATGTTATGAATCGTTATCGTAACAAGTTGGTGTATGATGCACGAACTGGTGAAATTCGTGACGATAGAAATCATATGTCAATGTTAGAAGATTTCTGGCTGCCTCGTAGAGAAGGTGGTAGAGGTACAGAAA